CAACTCATGCCGCGCAATCAACTGCGGATTCTCCACCGGCGCAATCGCGCCCGCGCTCCCTCTCCTTTGGGAGAGGGCTGGGGTGAGGGCCTCATCTACTTGGCTACTTGTTTCCTGGAACAGCCTTTCATACACCCCCCGCATGTCCGCAGACATATTCACATCGATCTCATTCCTGCCGCGCACCTTGCTGTAAATCTTCCCCAGCCATTGCTTAAACTGCTCGAACACGCGCCGCAGGCCTTCGGTTGGTGCGGTCCCGTCGGCCAGGAATCGTTCAAACCCACGTGCCCAAATCTCCTGGCCGCTCGTTGTCAGACTCCCGCTGTCGTCAATCGCGTCGACCCAATTACTGATATCAGTAAACCCAAACGCCGCGCGCTGTGCTGGGGTCAACGTCCCCGCCTCAGCCGCCGTGCTCAGGTTAATCGCCTCCGCCGCCAGCCACTCCATCGTCGTCTGCACGTCGGCCGCCGCCTGCATCCGGCCCGGCGCCGCCGCATCCTGGGCCACCGTCATCAGGTCGCGCAGAAACACATGCCCCACCTCATGCGCCGCCGTGCTCACATCCGGCGCAGTCAACGCGCGCAGCACCGCCCGCCCATCGTCGAGGAATTGCACGCTGCCCTTTGTCTTGCTCTTCGACGACTGAAGCAGTGTCGCATCAAACAGCGGCCCGCCTACTCCCTCCCCTGTGCTTGCACGGGGGAGGGTTGGGGAGGGGGTTCCAAACTCCGGCCGCATATCAAACATGCTGGCCTGCTGCGCCACCTCCTGCGGCCTAAACACACTCTCCGCTGCACCGGCGGCCGTCCCGCTGAACAACGGCAAATCCTCAGCCCCGGCCGCAAACATATCCGCCTGTCCCGCGGCGCGTGCATTCTGAGCGGAGCGCAGCGCAGTCGAAGAACGCCCCCGCTGCGCCAGCGTCTCCCCGCCCGCCCGGTTCATCTCCGCGATAAACGTAATATCCCCCGGGTCACCCAGCGCAAAATGCAACGGAATATAATCCTCAACCTTCAGCCCCGTCTGTGCCGCCCATACCTCAGCCCGTGCATCCACCAGCGCCATCACCGCGTCCGTCATCGCGTTCTGCTGGCCCTTCGTCCGCACAAACTCACTCACCTGTAATCGCAGATAATCCCGCGCACTCTGCGGCACACTCGCCGGCATCGCCCCCGGGTTCACCTCCGCGCTTGGCGGAATCCGCAACTGCCCCTTCTCATCCAGCCACTCGCGCGGCACGATCATTCCGTCACGGAAACGCACCGGCGACTGATAATCCTCGCCCACTGCGCGCAACTCAACCGCCGCCGCCTGCACCGCCATCTCCCGCTGCACCACATCCGCGATCGCCGCCGCCTCCTCTGGCGCAATCACCACATCGCCAATCGTCACCGGCTGCGTCCGTGCCTGTATCCATCTCTCAAACTCAGTCGCATCATCCAGACTCGGCACGCCCAGTTTATTCCGCACCACGCGCACCATCTGCTTCGCGTCCGTGCTGGCGTTAATGTCGAGGGATAGTTTATAAGCACCCTCCTGGACCAGTTGATTTACCACCTCCTGCGCCGTCATCCGTTGCGCCGATAGTTCCTCGATCCGCTTCACCACGCCCAACCGCTCAGCCTTCGCCCACTGTCGATCGATCTCGTCTTGTAGCCACGGGGAGATCATCGCCGTAGTCGAAGAAGGCGCCGCCGGCTGGGGTGTTTGCTCATTGGTCATTCTTAATTTGTCATTCGCAGTCGCACTCTCCGCCCACGTCTGCCGCTCCATCACCCGCGACAAGTCGGCGCTCGCGCTACTGCGCGCACCCTCTCCTGTGGGAGAGGGCCGGGGTGAGGGTGGCACCACCCCATTCATCACCTCCGCCACCTTCCGCCGCAGCCAGATGCTCGTCTGCTCAATCTCATGCAGCCGCTTCAACCGTGCCTCATTAAACTCCCGCCACATCGCATCCTTCAGCGGCGCGCTGCGCACCTGGCTCACCTGCCGCCGAAACGCCAGCACCTCCGCCATGTCCTGCTGCTTATACGTCCGCACCGCCTCCCGCCACGCCGTGAAGGCCTCGCCCGTCGCCGTGTTATAGCGCCGCGCAAACTCCGCTGCCATATAATCATCGACCTTCGCCGTGATGTCAGACAAATCGCGCATCAGATTGGCGTACAGATCGTTAATCGCGCCCGTCGTCGCGGCCCAGGCCTCCGGTGTCCGTGCTTCATCGGGCAAAGCAAAGAACGCTTCAAGCGTCGCATTCTTATCCGTGTTGAACTTGTCGATCTGCCCGCGCTTCGAGCGCGCCGCCGTGTTAAAGTTCTCATCCAACTTCAGCCCGCCCTGCTCCAGTCCATCGGCCAGGCCTTTCGTCACCGCATCCTCGTAATCGAAGAAGCCCGCCCACTGCTTCCCGGCCCGGTCCCGCTGCGCCGTGATCAGCGCTTGTTTCAGTTGAGAGTTCTTCGTTCCGCTGCTATTGATCCGCTGCCACTCTTCCTCCAGCGCATTCATGTGGCTCTGGTACGTCTCATACAATCGCATCTCCACATCATCCATCAAGTTCAACATCTCGCCGGCGTCGCCCGCCTTCGCCATTTCCACCGCATACGCCGCGTGCGTCTGCACTTCCTCCGCGTGCGCCTGCACTCTCGCCGCTTCAGCCTGTCCGCGCGCCTCGTCGAAGACCTTGCGCACCTTCCCCACGTTATCGCCCGCCCGCTCCAGCCCCGCGTTCAGCGTCTCGTCGATGCCGTCCGTGGCCAGCAAGCGCGCCACGTCGTCCGCCTGCATCCCCAACCGCTGCGCCGCGTCGTCGATGTGTCCCTGCACCGCCACCGGCACACGCTGCGCAAACACCTTTGTCGCAATCTCTTGTGGATTCAGCCCCGCTTCGGCGGCCGCATACAACCGATCGACCAGCCCCGCATCCACGCGCCCGATCGCCGCCTCCAGTGCGCTGTCCATCTTAGGCATGCCCCGTCCGCGCTTCCACTGTTGCGACATGAATTGCTTCCAACCTTCATAGAACGCCCGCAACGATTGCCCCTGCTCAACCTTCGGAGCCAGCGCCGTCGCCGGTAGATGCTCGCTCAACTTGCGGCCAGCCCGTTGGATGTCGGCCAGCGCGCCCTCATAGCGTGACGCCTCCGCGATCGTCTGCATGCCCTTCGCTTGCGCCGCGCCCAGCAACTCGCCCGGATTAAACGCCACATCCAGATCGCCGATCGTCCCGCCGCTGGCCAGTCGTGCCGGTTCGATGCCCGCGCGTGCCAGTGTATCCCGCGCCTCGACGATCCCGCGCAGGCCCCACACCCCACGCGCGGCCATCGTCACCTCGCCATTGATAATGTTGTTCACCACATAGCCCGGATTCAGACCCAGCAGCACGGTACTCTGCACGCCCTTCACGGCCGCGGCCACGCGCTCCATAAAGGGTGGGGGCTTAATGCCAAACGTATTCACCGCCCACTTCGCGCTCGCCTCAATCTGTCCGCTGATGATCGCTGCCTTCAAATGCTCCGGCGACATCGGCACCGCCCCGTCACCAAACACCTTGCCCAGCGTCGTTAATTTTGTAGGGGCAATCCCTTGTGGTTGCCCCGTCTTAGCATTCAACTCATTCGCCAATCGCGTCAGCCCATCCTCGCCCGCCTCACTCGCCGCCTTAATCCTCGCCATCAGCGCCGTCGGCGTGTCGCCCGTCTGCTCCGCAATCGTCGCCAGTTCGCCGCGCAGATCGGCCGTTTCCTGCCACGCCGTCACCGTATCCTCAGCGCTCGACAGATCCAGATGCCGCTTCACCACCCGCCCCTCGATCGTCTGGCTCGCCTTGATAATCTCATCCATCCCCGGCTCGATCGGACCGTACTGCGGACCATCCTTCAGGTTCTTCAGCACGGCCAGCGCCTTCTCGCCGTAATTCTCATCCACCGGAATCGACGACAGATACGCCTGAATATAATTGTCCGCCTGCACCACGCGCTCTTTTGCCTGGCTGTCCGGCGTCAACTTCCACACCTCCCACCACTTCGGCTCCTGGTACTTCCCTTCGCTGGCCAGTCGAATCAAATCCTCGCCGATCACCGCGCGCTGTAAGCGGTTCAATTCCTGCGCCTGGCCAAAGCCATCCTTAAACATCTTCTCATTGGTCAGCAGCTGCTTATATCGCTGCATCGCATCGACGAAGCCGCCGCTGCCCTTCGCCGCCTGCGCCAGCATCTCATCACCCGTCGCCGCCGCAAAGCCGCGCAGCCCCACCTTCTGAATATCGCCCGCATAATTCAGCGGGTCCAGCACAAAGCCGCTGCCCAACTCGCGCAACTGGCCGGGCGCGCCGAAGCGAGCCGCCACCTCAGCATTCACCAGCCGCTCATCCTCACCCGCCGCGATGCGTCGCCGTGCCTCAACCAATGCACTCAGACCGCCCGTCGTCGCGGGCAGATCCCAATCGACAAAGACTTTATCTTCGCTGTTAAACAGATCGTACTTGCCCCAGCCGTCGGGCGTCAGGGCGCGCACGTCCAGCGTGCTCGACTCGTAGGTATTCGCCGCCGCTTCCCACGTCGCCTTCAGGTTGGCCGTGGCTTCGTTCAGCGTGCCGTACTTCGCCGGGTCAACCGCCGCGCCAATCAACTGCTCGCCCGTGCCAATCCCCTGCTCCAACAACTGCCGGCCCGCGTCCAGAATCTTCGGCCCTGCAATCAGCCCGGCCACCCCGCCCACCACCGCACCCAGTACCGGAATCGGGATCAACGCCTGCCCGATCGCCGCCCCGCCCAGCCCGGCCAGCCCGCGCGCCGCCAGATTGTTCTCGTCAAATTGTTCCTGCCCGGCCAGCAGACTCAGCCCCGTGCCAACGCCCGCCCCAATCAAAGTCCCGACGCCTGGCAAAATAGCGCTGCCCACGATTGCACCGGGCAGCGTGCCGCCTAATCCCGTCTCCGCCACCTTCACCACCGGATTCCCCATAAACTGCGCCAGGCCGCCGCGCAGCGTCGTGTTCGGGTCGCCCGGAGCCAGTCCAAACTGCTGCTCGCCTGGCTGTGGCTGCTCCTTCTCAAGTGCCGATTGCAGTGACACCTCTTGCTGTCGCGGATGAAACACCACCCGGTTATAGGTCACGCCGTTCTCAATCTTAGACTCCGTGTGCCAATCCTTATCCGCCTCACCCGGATCAAACAGCGCGCTGCCCGTGTCGTCAAACTGGGGCTGATACCAGGGAATCTTACTCAACGCCCGGTCCATCTCCACCGGCGTCTTATCGCTGGGCGTCGCCCGCACCAGGCCCTGCGGCGTGAACTCAAACTTATCCCGGTTCGCCTTAAACCACGTCGGCGACTTGTACGGCTGCACCCGCACGAACCGCCTGTTCTGTGGCGTCGTCTGGTTAATCCCGCTGCCTCGCACAATCTTCACGCCGCCGCGCAGCGTCTCCTGATTCATGCTGTACGGACTCGCTTGTGGCGCGACCAGTGCGGCCGGTGGCTGCGTGTTCGCCTCCGTCGAAGACGGCGTGATCGTCATGTTGATCGGTTGCTGCTTTGGATTCGGATTCCCCATCATTCACTCCTAAACAAACAGCCGCCCGGCCCGCGCTTCCTCAGCGCCACCGACCGGCTGTCACTATCATCCCGTCGTCATGCCCGCATGCTTGCCAATGTCCGCGCAGCGGTTGGCCACGTGGTGCTGTCGGGCATCCATCTTGCCTGTCATTCTGAGCGCAGCGAAGAATCTGGCATCCCTTCGCCGCCCGACTCCCCCTGCCTGAACACGTGCATCACATCCCCCGGATAACACAACGCCTGACTCCTCGTCAGCCGGTGCCCCTTCGGGATGTGGCATAGTTCCTCGTCAATCTCGATCGTCATCTCCACCTGCGCAATCATGTGCCCGCCGCTATCGTATCGGCGCGCCACCACCCCCGGCCACACATCCCGCAGATAATTCGTGCCGCTCATGTCCCCTCCCCTGTGAACGCAGTGAACGGGGGAGGGTTAGGGTGGGGGTACAAATTCGCGTAACACCTGGCGCAATTGGCCGGGTCTTGCAACACGCCCACACAACCCACGCAGGGCCGCGTCACCCGCTCCGGGTCAGCGGCTCGCGCAATCTCCTGGATATTTTTGACGGCCTGCTGTGTGTCGTCCATGACTATCTCACTAACGCACTACACAACTATCAAACTAAAACCGCCACTGATACATATCAAACCACGACCGCTGATCGTTGTTGTAGCCGCCCCCGCCACCGCCGCCGCCATAACCACCATACCCGCCGCCGCCCTGGTCGCCACCGCCGCCGCCGCCGGGCTGTGCTACCCACGGACTCGCATCCGGCGCGGGCGGACCATACGTCGGCCACTGCGTCGCCATCACATCCGCCCACTTCTTCTTCCAGTCCGGCTGCGTTGCTTGATTCAGTCCGGTTGCGACATTGGTAACGGCTTTCCCAATGGCGTCACCGACCCCGCCCAGCATTTTCTTGTTGTTCTGATACGTCGTGCCAGCCATGCGGCGGGTAGCCGCATCTTGATAATCGACCGCATTCTGCCAGGCCGCGCGATTCTGATCCCCGTTGGGATCATATCCCTCAGTCACATACGGATCGCGGCTTTTATACATTGGCCCAAATGCCTTCCCGGTCAGCACATTGTCCCGGTAGTTGTTGATCTCCGCTTGGCGCGCCGGATCAAATTGTTGTGCGCCTTGCGCCGTGCTGCGGAAGAGTGGCAGATACGTCGGCGCAGTTCGGATCGTTTCATTCAATCGCCGCTGATTGGCTGTGCGTTCATAAGCGCCCGCCCAACTGGGTGCATTTACCTTGTCCGACTTGTACTGCGGCATCCCGGTCGGCCTCGCCAGCATCTCGGGCGTCGTGTTTCGCGGCGTCAAAAACTGCGGCAAATTCTTGGGCAGCGGTTTCGTCTTACTCGTGCTGCCTTCACCAACATCAATTCGTGCCATCTTAGCCTCCGCGTAATCCCTCGCCCTGTGGGAGAGGGTAGGGTGAGGGTGCATTACCACCCGCCATCATTTGCATCTGCGCCGCCTGTTGGCGCGCCTGCATCTGTACCAGTGGCGCATTAAACTGCGCCTCAAACTCCGCCCGCATCTGCGCCATGCGGATCTCGCTCGTCACCGTCGCCTCGTCGATGTCCAGAATATCCAGCATAGATCACCGTCCTGCCTGCGCATACCGTGGCGCAGTCGGCCCCATCATCGGCATGCCCGGCCCCACCTGCCCATCCGGCGGCAGCCCCTGCATCATGTTCGCCTGATCTTGGGGCAAGCCCCCATCCGGTGAGGGTTGCATGTCCGCAGACATGGCCCCCGCGCTACTGCCCGCCCCCTCCCCTGCTATCGGCGGGGGAGGGTTAGGGGTGGGGGTTTGTGCCTGTTGCAGCGCCGCTGCCGTTTGTTGCAGCGCCACCGCAATCCGCGCATCCAGCATCTGCTCAAACAGAATCTCCTTGTCCATCGTCTCGCTCTGCCCGATGTTCAAGATATTCTCGCGCACCCAGCGCTTGCTGGCCAGCTGGCTATTCTTCAGCATCTGGCCCGTGTTCGCCATCTGCAACTTATCCTGCGGCAGGTCGGCCTCGATGTTCACGTTGATATTGAACTCATCCGGGATCTCATCGGCCGACAGTTCCAGCGCCTCGCCGTTGCGGGCATACATCTTCTTCTTGCCGCCGTCTTCCTTCCACCACAGCAGCGCCACCTCCACCGCTTCAGCCAACACGCTCCCGGCCGCATCCTTCGGACTCACCAGCGGCAGCCGTCCCTGCCCCGCCAGCAGACTCAGCGTGCTGAAGGTCATGTTGCTATTCGGACTCTGCCCCATCGCAATCGCGCTCAGCGTCGTCTGTTGACCAAGTTGCTGCGCCGTGCCCAGCGCTGTGATCACACTCGGGTCAATCACCTGGTCGGCAAATGGCGCCACATCCTCATCCGGCCCCAGGTCCAGAAAATTAATCGGCCCATACTTGCCCACGTTCAACGTGCCGCCCTGGCTTGCGCCCTTGCGTTTCCACAACGGCATACTGCCCCGCGCGTGCATCAGGCTGTACACAATCGTCAGCGCCAGGTTCTCCCGCTTCCACAGGCCGCTCTGCTCCAGCCCGTACAACAGCGGCAGCCGTTGCAACTCCGGCCGCTCAAACAAAAACGATCCTTCAGCCACATTGCTCACCACCGGCAGAAACGGCAGGCCGTGCTCCTCCTGATAGATCGCCTCGTTCGTATCCTCCAGCCACACGCACCGCTGATCCCAGTCGTAATAATCATTCAGCGTCACGGTGTCCGTCGCCTTCTTCGTGCCAGTAATCACGCCCTCCGCCAAACTGCCCCACGTTGCCAGCACTTCGCCCCACGTCGTCTGCACTCGATACAAACTGGCGCGCAATCCCAGGCTGTCGTAATCGTTGTACACATTCTGCGGGTTCCGAAACTGAAACAGGTACGGCGCTTTCTTCTGAATCCACTTGGCGCGCGCCGTGGCCGCGGCGTTGTTCGTCTTCGCAATGTTATCGCTCAGCACATCCGTCGGCGTCACCACACAGCAGGCCTCGCCGAAGAGCACCGCACTGAAGACCGCCTCATGGTGGCACTTCCGTTTCGTCACGCGCCCGCTCAGCATCAACATCGTGCGCGCCGCCTTCTCCAACTTCTCGCTCGCCGTCCGGGCCTGCGCCGCATTCGCATCAAAGGGCACCGTCACCTGTGGCTCGCCGCTCACCAGCGTTCGCACTGCGCCCAGCACCGCATTGTAAGCAGTCGGACTCATCGTCGGCTTGATCCATTCTTCCTTCGGCGCTTCGCCCCACTCCATGTGGAACATCCGCCGCATGCTTTCCAGTTGCGCATCACGCGCCCCGTAACGGGACACCAAGTGCTTGCTGTATTCTTTAACCTTGTCAAAAGATTCCATCAGAAATCACCGCCTCTCAGTCCGGTCTGCTGCATGCCCACCTTCTGCTCAATGCGTCCGATGTTGCTTGTCGGTTCCGGCTTCGGCTTGCGCCTCGGTCGCGGGTTGATTGGTGTCAGCAGGTATCGCAATGCGTCGTAGACGTGATCGTCCGCCTTGCTGTCTACGTCTTCCACGTTCGTCTCATCTCTGGGCAGCGCGGGCAGGGTCCGAATCAGGTTTGTGCAGTTCTCCGTGAATTGCAGCAGCGGCACACCGTCATCGTCCACCTCTTCCAGCATCGTGTGAATCTTGCGCAGCCCGCCAATGCGATCGTTGTCGGCCTTCACACACAGCAGCCCGGCCGCCGCATACTCATCCGCCGTGCTGAAACTGCGCTGCTCGATGCTCTTCTTCGTCCAGATCGACGGGTCCGCGTAAGTGATGCGCCCCTCGGGCGACACGCGCAGCACGTTCTGCGCCTGTACCCGATCGTTCAACCCCGCCTCATACAGTTCCTTGTACACAATCACCCGGCCGCTGTCTGGGTCTTGCGCGCCCACCACGCAGGCAAACGGCTTGTCGCGTCCCCAGTCCAGTCCCCGCAGCCGCATCCAGTGCGCCGGCGGATTCATCGGCGCAATCACATGCTTGTCGCGTCGCCACTCCTTGAACACCTGCCCGCTAAAGATCTCCCAATCGCCATCCAGCCAGGCCCGCCGCAGTTCCTCCGGCAGTGTGCTCAACATCTCCCAGTACGATTCATCCAGTGCCGGGTTCTCAGTGGGCAGCGCCTTCAAGAATACAAACTGATCCGCCAACTTCTGCAAGCGCTCCGGGAAATCCCGATCGATCCACAGCCGCTTCACGGACAAATGCCCCGGCCCGCCCGGGTTGGCCGTCGCCACAAAGCGCGTGTTGCGGATGCCCGGCCAGCGCATACTGCCGCGCAGCACGTCAAACATATTCTCGGCATCCTCCAGGTTAAACGCATTGCGCTCCAACTGGTCCACCCCAATCGCCGCAAACTCCGCGCCCGCGTACTTGCCCGGATCGTCCAGATTCCTCAGCGCCAGCACCCCGCCGTTATTGTGTAGGTGGAAGCCCAGCCCGTGCGCATTGCTTTCCTTCAGCACGCCCAGGCTGCGCGGAAACTCAATCTCAATCTTGCCAATGTGCCGGTCGCGTAACGTCGGATAGTCCTCGCAGAACAATCCCACCCGCACGCCCTTCAGTCCATAGCCCTGGCACATCAGCAGAAACCGCAGCAGATACCACCGCATCCAGTAACTCTTGCCCGGCCCGCGTGTCCCGCCGTAGAGGAAATACTTGTTAAGGTCCGCCAGCCGCGTGGCCTCCCACTGCTTCGGCCAAAACTTAAACAGATCCAACTGCTGCATGTGTCATCCTGAGCGGACTCTGAGCGAGCGCAGCGAGCCGCAGAGGCAGTCGAAGGATCACGACGGCCGCCATTGTGCATCGGCAATCACCACCGTCACCCGCTCCGTATCCTCACTCTTCCCCAAACCGATCTTATCCATCGCCAACTTCACCGCGCCCAGCGCCACATTCGGCAGCGGGCAATCAATCAACTCATCCAGCGCCCGCACACTCTTAATCGCCATCATCTTCAGCAAACTCTCCGCCTCAGCCAGCACGCTCTTCTCATAATGCGGCGCGTACTCCGTCATGTACCGGTTCAGCGCCGCCCGATAATTCCCCTGGTGATACCAGCCCGCCGGTTGCCGCGCCTTCTTCTTGCGATAGAACACCGCCTTCGCGCACACCGGATCGTCACCCGTGAACAACGTCCCGATCGCCCCCTTGCGCTTGCTCAGAAACGCCACCGCCACCCGGTGCAGCGTGCTCTGCTGCTGATTCGTCAGCCCCGCCACCATCGCCCGCAGATCATCCGACATCGCAAAGTCGGGTGACAACTGGGTGACATTCGCTTCAACTTCATCTCGGTCGATCGGTCCGTCAAACATAGTCATTATTCATACGCGAAGTAGGGTCAGACCTGCGTGTCTGCCCTTCCTCCCCTGTGACAGCCTCATCGTCACGGGGGACGGTCGAAGACCGGGGAGGGGGTTCACTCCCGCTCCCCGTAATCGGCCACTCGTCGCCCCAACTCAAACCCACACTCACCCGCCCGCGTCCCCGCCGCCCCACCGATCGGCCCCGGCCGCCCCGCCGCTTCCCTCGCGGTGGGTAACACTTCGGGCAGCGTGCCGTCACATACTGCGTCCCGCACGTGTGGCACCGGTGCGCCTTAATGCGCGGCATACACCAACCACCCCAGCGCGCACACCAACGCCAGCGCCCCCAGGCCCAACGCCACCATCGCCGGAATCACATCCGGTACCGCGCAATCCAATCGCGTAGGGGCAGTCCCTTGTGGCTGCCCCGCAGGCCCGTGTGGCTGCCCGTCTTCTTCGCCCATCAGATCACCAGCCCCAACTCTTCCAGCACTTCCGGCTTCACATCCGGGACAATCGCATTCTCTTCCATCTGGGCCAGCAGCGACCGCAGCACACTCATCAACTTCTCCAGGCGTTCATCGCTCTTCAGCCGCGCCCGCCGTTCCGCCTGCACCTCGCGCTCTAAGCCCTCCAGCCGTTTGGTCAGTGGCTCCACCAGCGCCAGATTCGCGCGCGTATTCGCCTCCGCCGCCGTCGAGGTGCTAGACGTTTCCGATGCCGTCGCCTGCTTCAGCCGCGCTCTCGCATCAATCCGGCTCGTCAGCATCGCCACAATCACGGCCGCCGCCGACGAGATCAGCATGGTTAAAACGGCATCGCTCACACGTGTCTCCGCAACATGATCACCGCCCCGAACAAAAAGATCAGCGCGCTATACAGGCGCAGCCCTGCCGAGATCAGCGTAAACAGATCGTGATACAGTTCATTCCAGTCGGTGAAAATGACGACCACATAAAACAGCGCCGTCAGCACAAACACACTGATCGGCATAATCGCCAGCGCGCCATACCCGCGCGCCCGGCCCCACCGCCACCACACCGCCACCCCGGCCAGCGACATCACCAGCGTCGCCGCCTGAATCGGTAACTCGTTCATGCTTCATTAACCCCAAGGGTTAAGAACTTTTCCCGCCCAACATCGCGCCGAAGTCATAGAACCCGCTCGCCGCCAGGCCGCCCAGCAGGCCCACCAGCACCACCTGCAACACGCCCGGCTCCAGCAGCTGCGCCAGCACGCTCAGCCCCACGCCGATCACCATCGACACCAGGGTCAGCGCCTTCCCCGTCAGGCCCAGCGCCTTCACCGCATTCACCAGCCCCAGAATCGCCACCGCCACCATCGGATCGATCGTCACTGTCATCATGCTCCTTTGTTGGGGCGGTCCTGTTGGGGCGGGTCTTGTGCCCGCCCTTCCCCCGCCCATGTCCACGGAAATAAAAAACGCGCGCCGATTGATTTGTACATACAAATCAATCGGCGCGCCGTTCACGCTAACGCCCTTGTATTCTGCTCCTCCCCTGTCGCGGCTTTATCGCGCACGGGGGAGGCTGGGAGGGGGTTGCTTCCCCTGCCTCTTAAAAACCAAACGCGGCCGCATCACCACCTCCGCGTCCGCGCAATCAAACTCCACAGAATACTTCCCACCGGCCGGCAGCAGCCGCCGCCCCTCCACAATCGTCGCCACAATGTGCGCCGGTGTTCCGTCCAACTCATGCCGCTGGCCCGTCTCATCAATGATGGTTAGCATGCTCCTATTATAGTACACGTGTCTAGCGTCAGACCAGTGTCAGGCGTCACTCTCCCCACTCTGCCCGCTCGACCTTCACCGTAAACTCTGCACTCTGATTCCGCTGCTCATTCACCACAATTTCAAACGGGCTAGACTCTTGATACTCAAGCCGATCAGAATCGATGCGGCCGTTCACCGTGCTTACCACGCGCTTATCTTTTGTCCACGTCTCCACCACCAACCGCACATTGACGATCGTATCGTGACAGACATTCTTCACTGTGCCGCTTACCTTCATGCTGCCACTGGCCGCAATCAACCCGCGCTTACTGACGATCGAAATGCACTCAGTCACGTCTGCCGATCCAAACTCGTTTAATCGTTTCGTCGCCGGCGTTTGGCTGGGAACCGCCTGGACGGAGGCAGGCATCGCTATCGGCTCTGGCGTTTCAAACTTCGGCCATCCTTTATCAGCCACATATCCGCCAACCAACAGCACCATCAAGAACCACACTACCGTAATGATTCTTAGGGCTGGCGACATCGCTCCAACTTTATGCTTCGGATTCAGTTCGCGCCCGCAATAACGGCAGACAATCGCTGCATCCTGTATCTCTTCAGCACACCACGGGCATGTCTTCATAGCACCACCCCAGGAACCTTAAAGATTTTCGATCATCACATTTTCCATATTGACACACCCATCGTTGGGTGTATAATCTAATCAATCAATACACCGGAGGCCAGCCATGACACCGCAAGCCATCACCATCAATAGCAAACTGCCGCAGCCATCAGCCACCGCCGTCATTCTCAGCGAAGCCAAGAACCTCACCGCTGGTGATGAAAAGATTCTAGCCTACATCACGCGCCTGGCACAGATCACCATTGCCCAGGGTCAGCAGATCGCCGCCCTCACCGACAAGATCGAAGACCTGACCAATGCCCTACAGCAGCGCCCCGCCCTGCCCCCGGCGCAGGCCGACAACCTAATCGTAGACATGGCCCGCTGCATCTATCGCACCGTCGCCAATGGCAAAATGTACTGGCACGTTCGCACCACTCGATACGCCCGTCACGGCGTTGCCCTGTGGCCGGATCCTGAAACCCTCGCCGCCCTGGACATTAGCGAAGAGTGGCTGAAGTCCTTGCCATTCGATCGTGAAACTCCCTGGCTGCACAAGGTTTGCATTGCGTTGGACGCCGAAGGAAGGAAGCCAAAAGTGATCGGCCTAGCCTAAGTCCTTACACGCTACTGTGTAAATCCTTAAAATTGCTTGACACACAACCATCGTTGGGTGTAATCTATTGCAACTTCACTCAGGATAAGCGCCGTGACCGAACACACTGAACCAGAGTACATGACCATCTCACAAATCGCCGAACTGTTTGGCGTCAATGCCAGATCGGTAAACGATTGGGTGGCTGCTGGTAAGTTTCCCGGCGCGTTCAAAGTCCCCGGCGGCAGTAAAATGCCGTGGATGATCCCGACCCCAGCAGTAAAGCAGTACAAAAAAGAGCGCGACCAGTCTGGCAACTGATCACGCTCAAGCAGTTCTTAGTCCTCTCGGACTATGCGAGTCTGAAATCTGTCGAAGGTTGAAGACGCGCACAGCACATTAAAAACTAAAAACCGCAGTAACCAGTCGGGGAATCGAACCCCGTAACTGACCCCTCTGTCATGTCCTCGTGAGAACTTGATTAAGAGTCAATTGCTCTGCCAATTGAGCTACAGGCCCGCGGTTTCTTTCGCTTCTAACGGGCCAGATTTTACCAATGATCAGACGCCTTGTCAACCGGCAGAACAATTAACTTCGTATCAACTCCTCACGGAATCACAAACCCAATCAAAAGACATGACAGAGTCAGAGCAGCTTACTAACAATAAGCTGCTCATTACCATAATGCCTCACCCTTGCGGCCTCAACCGTGACATCGGACTCGACGCCATCGAGCGCGCCATCATTCGATCGGTTGCCAGTTGGCCGTAAATCTTAATCATCGCGGGCGATGACCAACCGAAGATATTCATCAAGTCGGCCGCTTCCGCCCCCGCCTCGATCCGCAACACCACCGACGTGTGCCGAAACACATGCGGATGAATCAACTTCGGATCGATGTGCGCGATGACCGCGCAGCGCTTCAACATCAGCCGGACGCCAGTCGGGCCTAAACCGAACAACGTATCAAGCCCCGCCGGCCGCACCGCCAGCCACGCGCGCAGCGCCTGCTGAGTGGCCTGCTCAAAGAACGCAAACCTCTCCCCCGTCTTACCGCTGATGAGCACATAGCGCTCATCCAGATGCAAGCGCGCCACCGTCATCGACACGATCTCACCCAGGCGCGGCCCCGTTTCAACCAGCGTCGTCAACAGCGCAACATCCCGCTCGGGATTGTCCGTCGTGGTGGCCGCATTCAACAGCGCCAACACATCCCCGGTGTCAAGCGCTTGTGGCAGTTGCTTCGGCTTCTTAGGCTTCTCCAGCCTCACGCTTGGATCGGCGTCGATGTAACCCTCGCGGACGCACCACTTAAAAAACGCCCGAACGGTCGCCACCGCGCCGATGCGCGATCGAACGGCCAGACCGCGCCCGATCAGTCCATCGGTCCACCGGCGCAGATCGGCCAGCGTCACCAACTGCAACTCTGTAAACATCAGCGACCGTGACAGATCGTCCAGCCAGAACCGATAAAACACGGCGGTCTTCTTACTCCCGCCACTGCGCAACAGACTCGACAAACGATCCTCAACCGCTTCAGATAGCAGCATGATTCCTCCAATAAATTTGATGTGATGCAGATCAGTTCTACCGCACGCACCTCAAATTATTCAGGTTAGTATCGCCCAAAACAAAATCAAGAATCATCCAAAGGTATATGCCCAATCGGCATAGTGCACAGGAGGACGCGCGAACGTAGACCATCGACAACCAACCGCGAATAGTGGGAGCGGATCATCCGCCGACCGAGGGGTGCGCACCCAGCCGATCGGCCACCTCAATCGACCAAACAAAAACCGACCCGCCGCGTTAGAGCGCAGCGAGTCGGGAGCAGGACCAATCACCATGACCGTCCTGCCCTTAGTATAACACGGGAGTCAAGCCACATAATGGACCAAATCGAGTTTACATCAGTCAGGGCCATCAACAGAGCCATCACTGAATCAATGAACACTAGCCGCGAGGTCCGCGTAAAGATGATCGATCAAGCGCTTGGCGGACATTATTACACCCCGATCACGAGATCGAAATCAGACAAAGATGGAGCGCTATGGGTTCAACTCGTAGCGACCGGGAATTGGATCATGTGCAGCTGGTCCGATGTAGCAACATGCGCGCGCTAACAGAATCAATATCTGAATCTGCTATATCCGCCCATTCTGCTCATCCGTCTTTAGGAGTCAAGCCCCATGACCACCATCGCCGCCGCGATCGTCGCCGACGCCATCAGCCGCGCCCTGGGCAGCATTCTGGCGATCATCGCCTATGTCGCCACCTGACGCCTGTCGAATCTGCACCCTCATCTTCGACACCGACCCGATCGAGATCGGCCGCAGTCCAACCGATCCCACCATCTGCATCATCTGCGAGGCCGCAATGTACATCATCGAACCGAAACGCATCACCACCATGACCGCCACAATCACGCTCGACGAGACAGAGATCGCCGCGCTCATTATCGATCCTCAACCACTAATCAACGATCTGCGCAGCCTGCACAATGCGTGGAAGACGCCAGAACCGAAAGCCAAAAAAACCACGGCGAAGAAAGTTAAACCCGCTCCCTCCCCTGTGAGCAAAGCGAAACGGGGAGGGTCGAAGATGCCGCATGCTTCTGGCGGCGCTGGGGTGGGGGTTGCAGTCAAGCCCCTGCTCTACTTCAAACACTGCGGCGCGCAATTCATCACACCGGGCCGCCATGCCAATCACGAAGCGAACTGCATCGACAACCCGGTCAACCACGTCTCCGCCGCCGAAGAATAAAACAGTGCGCGCGATCGTCTTCCCACGATCGCGCGCACCTAACCTAATCACAGCCATCACGGAATGACCAGGCTGCCCGCATTTTAGCACAAGCCGAAATTCCAGGAGAGTGACCAATGCCGCAACTTAACTTCACCATGCCCGACGTAGACCTAAGCAGCGCCGTGCCGCTGATCGCCCTGGTCATTCTGGCCGCGCTAATCCTCATCACCCTAACCGCGCGCACCCTGTTGCAAAGCAAAGCGCTGGCCGTGGTGGCCGTCGCCGCCCTCATCATCGGCGGCTCGGCCAGCATCGTCGGCGGCCTGCAAGCGCTGGCCGTGCTCATCGGCGTCGCGGGCGTGGCGGCGATCGGCCTGGTCATCAGCCTCAATCGGTCCACCGACGTGATCGACTTGCTGCACACCGTCGTCAAACGCGACGCCCCCGCCGTCACCGTCATCCAGCGCGACGCGCAACTCCCCGCCCCGCGCACCTCCGCGCCTCAGCTCGACGCCCCGCGCACCGTCGCGCCGCGTCGAGCGCAGCCGCAGGCCACCTACCGCCCGATCGATCTACCACGGGACTGGGGGTTTTAATGGCGCGCTTAATCCTGATACTCATCACGGCCCTGATCCTGGCCGCGTGCGGCGCGCAGCCCGATCGGTGCACCACAGATCCAAGCCTGCCAGACTGCCGCGCGGGCAACGCCATTGCCGACGCCACCATCGCCGCCGCCAACGCCAACAGCGCCGCCATCGTCCGCCAGTCCTACATGCGCGCCACGCAAGACGCCGTCGCCTTGCACGCCCAGGCCACGCAGGGGGCCATCAACACGCAGGCCACCGCCGCCGTAGTCAGCGCCGACGCCACGCGCAGCGCCATGCAGATCGACGCCATGCGTCAATCGCTGGCCTACACGGCCACGCTGCAAGCCGCGCAGTTTACCGTCGTCACCACCAAGGCCGCGCTCGAGGGCGACGCCAAAATCAGCGCCGCGCAAGTGCAAGCCTCAACCGCCCAGGCCGGGCAGTGGGTGACGTTTGGCGTGCCCACGGTGTTGCTCGTCTCCATCGCCCTGTACATCGTCGTCTACACACGCCGCATCGGCGCGGCCGTCGCCGCCGGCGTCGAGACGCGCACCAGCCTCATCCGCTACGGCTACCGCAATGAGCGCGTAGCCTATCGGGTTCAGCACAAGGATGGCTCTTTGGAGTTTATTCCGCTCGATCAAATCTTGGGCCACAGCAGCCGCTACCTTGACGCGCTCACCGTGCCCGATCTAGCCAAACTGGCCGCCACCGTCGAGGCCGACAAGCGCCTGAAGTTTACGCAACTCGCGCACGGCGAAACCCATCAAGCCCTGCCCGGCTCCATCGCCGATCAAGCCCTGCCCGCTTCGCTCCCTCTCCCATTGGGAGAGGGCCGGGGTGAGGGTGTCAGCGCCATCCCCACCTTCGCCGAATATCTCAAATTCAACCGCCCAACGCCCGAGCGTATGCTCTTCGCCTACGGCGAAACCGGACCCATCCACGGGCGGCTCGATCAACTGCTCTCCGTCGAGATCGTCGGGCGGCAAGGCCAGGGTAAGACCACGCTGTTGCGGCTCATCTACGCCCAGTGTCTCATCGTCGGCGTGCAGATCGTCGTGTGGGACTTGCACGAAGACATCGTGGACGATCTGCCCGGCGCGCAAACCTACACCAGCGCCACCGCGATCGAACAATCCGCCGCCGCGCTGGAGCAGGAACTCGATCGGCGCATCGGCGAACACGATAAGACTGCCACGCCCGTCATGGCCCTGGTCGATGAGATCAACCAACTGGTCAACGTCGTGCCCATCGTCGCGCACGTCATCGGCCGATTGGTCAACGAAGGCCGCAAGTACAAAATGTTCTGCATCATCTCGGCCAAAGGTCTGCCGGCCACGCTGTTTGGCGGGTCCACCGTGCGCGACGCATTCAGCAGCCGCTTCGCCTTCCAGACCACCACGCGCCAGGCCGCCATGATCGGCTTCGATCGGGAAGTAGTGCCCGCCGTGCGTGACCTGGTGCCGGGCCGCGCGCTGTTTGAAGGGCCAATCCCTGCCCAGGTGGTCAGCGTGCCGTACACCACCGCCGATGATGTAAAAGCAATTCTCGCCACTTCCAGCCCCATCGAAGCCGCATTCTTTTCCACTTCCACCACTTCCCCGGAAGTGGACCGCCACTTCCAGCCCGCTCAAGCGGAAGTGACACCGGAAGTGGGCGTGGAAGTGACACCGGAAGTGACAGAACGTCATCGGCAAGTGCGCGACCTACTGCGCGCCCGGACGCCCATCAGCCAGATCGTGCGCCAGGTGTGGAACGTTGGGCCGGGTGGCCGCGCCTACACGCAAGCCACCGCCGAACTGACCCAAATCATGTCGGAGTTAATCTAATGCGCCAACTTGCCCTGCTCACCATCGTCATGCTGTTTGCTCTACTCGTCTTCCGCCCGGTCACGGCCCAGGGTGACGCGCCCTACATCGACGCGCTGTCCACGCAAGTGGCGCTCAACACCTACGCCACGCAGATCGCCGCCGGTCAACAGCAGGCCGCCGCCGCTTCGCAGGCTCAAGCCGCCCAGGCGCAAGCCGCAGCCGCGCAAGCCCAGGCCGCTGCCGCTGCCGCTCAGGCGCAAGCCGCCTATGCGGCCCAGCAGGCCACCGCGCAAGCAGGTCAACAGCAGGCCGCGCTGGTGTCCGCGCAGTCCACCGCCGACGCCGCCGCCTTGCTGGCCACCGCGCAAGTCGCCCAGACGCGCACCGCGATCGAGATGCAGACCACCGCCACCGCCGTGGCCGTGCAACAACGCGCCACGGCTACCGGGCAAGCGCTGCAAGCCCGCGCCGCGCAGATCAGCATCGACGCCACCGCCACCGCCGTCGCCGATCAAGCCGTCGCCCAGCGCCGCGACAATGAGTCCATTGCCACCGCCGTGGCCGGCAGTGTACGCGCCACGCAAACGGCCATCACCGCGCAAGCCAGCGCCGACGCGCAGCGCCGCGACACCGATCTGGCCTTGCAGATCGCGCTGCTGTTGGGCGGCCTGGTCATCATCGCCGTCAGCGTCATCGTCGCCGTGTGGCTCATCATCAGCGTGGCGCGCGCGCAGCGGCCCGCCCGCCACTATCCCGATGTCATCATCATCGACGATGAGCACGAACGTCGCATGGCCGCCTACCGTGATCTGTATCGCATGCAGCGCGCCGTCTTGCTGCTCCCGCCGCCCGATCGGAATACGCCATGACCATCGCAGAGATAGCAGCCCGGGCCAACGTGCCCATCGCCTATGCCGTGCGTGAACTGTCACGCATCATCGGCACGCAACTCACACCGCAATCGACCTTAGCCATAGACACCGCTACCATGGCCGTGCTCATTCTGGCTATAGATAAAATCCATTAGGAGATCACCCATGACCAACTACATCGCCCTCGACGCAGGCTTCGGCAACACCCGGCTCTACGGCAGCCGTGGCTCCGTCGTCCTCCAGTCCCTCGTCGCCACCAACGGCACCCAGACCGTCAGCCAGTGGGCCATCGGAGACCTCAAGAAAATCAAAGCCCAGCCCATCCTCATCAGCAGCGCCCACGGCGACTACTACGTTGGCCCCGGCGCGCACCAGGCCGGGCGGCCCGTCGAAAATCTGGACCTCGACCGCATGACCGGCCCGGAAACCAAAGCCCTGCTCTACGGCGTCCTGTCCCAATACAAGACACCCTCCGCCGCGACGCTGATCATCGCCCTGCCCATCGCCCTCGCGCAAGGCCCAGACGGCGATCGCGTCAAAGACCAGGCCCGCGCCCTCCTCGTCGGCGATCACACCTGGCAGGCCACCATCGACGGCCAGCGCCAGCGCCGCCGCCTCACCATCGACGACGTACTCGTCACCAGCCAGCCCGCCGGTGCCATGTTCGACTACCTTCTCAGCGCCGACGGCAGCATGTCCGCAGACATGGCCGCCCTGCGCAAAACCAAAACCTTCGGCATCCTCTCGCTCGGCTTCAACACCATTGAAATGATGATCGTCGATGAAGGCAAGATGCTCCCCAAGTCAGTCAGCGGCGACACCTTCGGCGTCCGGCGTCTGCTCGAACTCCTTAACGCCGACGGCGCGTACTCCCTCGGCGAGATCGACACCCGCCTGCGCGCGGGCAAACTCGACTACACCGCCGCCCTCGATCGCTGGTCACGCGACGTCCTGGGCCAGATCGAAAAGCACTGGGACCGCACCCTCCAGCGCCGCTTCGCCTCCGTCTACGTCGTCGGGGGTGGGGCCTACCTCATGCGCGACGCCCTCCTCACCAAATTCAAAGATCGCCTGGTCATCCCAGACGATCCCATTCTCAGCATCGCGCGCGGCTGCTACAAATACACGCTGCACAAGTACGGGGGCTAACATGGCGCGCCCCATCGCCGACCCAACCGATCGACCCCAGCGCATCATCCGGCCAGAGATCCGGCTCTACGCCGCCGACGCCGACATCAGCGCCTACCTCGATCAGTTCCCGGCCCGCTCGCACCCCGCCGCCATCAAGCGCGCCATCCGCGCCGCACTCAGCGGGGGCAGCCTCGGCCTCGGTGCCAAACCCATCGCCGCCGCCGTCATCGACGACACCGATCTGGACGACTTCATATCCTAAACATCAAGCCACCGGAATAATGCCAACTCGATTATTCCGGTGACAACGGACAAACCATCGCCATGTTCACCATCGCCAACATCGCCACGCTTCGCGGCCAGGTCACAGCCGACGGCGTTATCTGCCTCATGGCCCTCTACATCGAGGACACCATGTCAGAAGACGCCCTGGCATCCCTGTGCGAGCGCAGCCTGAAACACATGCGCACCGTCGTCTTTCCCAAACTGCACCTGCACCACTACGCCGAAACCGTCAGCGTCTTTATCAAGATCACCAGCAAAGCCCGCGACATCCTAACCCAAATCGGATCAGCCTTCGCCACGTCCTTCGGACTTCAGGCCGCCGCTCACAGTGCGGACGCAGCCACCCCGATCGACGCTCAGGCCTCGCTGCCCCTTTCGATTGCACCCGTGGAAAACTTTTCCACGCCCCTCTCTCTCTCTGATCATGATCAGATCACAACTCTAAAATCTGATCTAGATCAGATAGAGAGAAACACCGCAAAAACTCCGCGCGACATTTCAGCCATCGCCGCCTTGCTCGATCGGCACAACGTCTACGAACCCAAGCGCAGCAAACTCCTCGCCGATCGCTGGGTCACCGTCCAACGCATCGAGGCCGCACTGTATCGCTCGCAGCACAACACCAAGCGCAAGAGTGCCAACCCCGTCCCGCTGGCTATCTCAGAACTATTAGACCCGCTCTACCGCCCCGCCATCGACGCCACCGCCGCCCAACTCGCCGCCGGGCAACCTCCCGCCAATACCTCCCCTGTTAGCGAAGCGAACGGGGGAGGACAGGAGGGGGTTACTCTCTCCGAACCGGAGACACCCGACCCACTCGAAGCCCGCCGACAGCAACTCGACGCCGAGCGCACCGCCTACGAAAACCGCACCCCCGCGCAAAAGCGCCGCGATCAAATCTGGCAGGCCGCTATGGGCGAACTCCAGTTACAAATGACCCGCGCCACATACGACACCTGGGTCAAACCCACCGCCGCCGTAGACTACGCCAACGGCATCATCACCGTCGCCGTGCCCAATGACTACACCCGCGAGTGGTGGACAACGCGACTACTCAACACCGTCAATCGCATCCTGACCGGCATCACCGGCCAAACGACCACCGCCCAATTCATCACCCATCACAGGACCACACCATGACCACCTACATCGAGCAGCACCTCATCGACCCCAACCCCTACCAGCCCCGCCTGGACATGGAACCCGTCGCCCTCAACCGCCTGGCCGAAGACATCAAGATCAACGGACTCTTGCAGGCCCCCGCCGTCCGGCCCATCATGGGCGGCCGCTATCAACTCATTTTCGGCCACCGTCGCGCCGCCGCCTGGCGCATCGCCCACGGCGACAGCCCCCTCCCCTGCGAAGTCCGCGATATGGACGATCGCCAGATGTTCGCCGCCGCCATCGTCGAAAACGACGACCGCGAATCACTCAACGCCATCGAGCGCGCCAAAGCCCTGCAGCTCTACATGACCAAATTCGACAGCACCCAGGCCGCCGCCGCGCAACTCTTCGGCCTAAAAGACCAGGCCAGCGTCAGCAACCTCCTGCGCCTCTTGCGCCTGCCCTCGGGCGTCCAGACCCACATCGCCACCGGCGACCTGCCCGAGCGCTACGCCCGCGAGATGATCGCCTTCGTAAACATCGTTCCTGAAAAATCACTCATTGCCCTGGCTGACAAGATCGCCGCCGCTGAAACACCCGCCGATGCGCAGAGTTATCTGAACATGGGCCTGGATGAACTGGCGCGCAAACACACCTACCTGATCAATACGGCCACCTTCGATCACGAATGGAACCCCGGTCAATCCGACGTCATCATTGGCGCGTGCGATGGGTGCAAGCACATCACCAAACGCCGCTACTATGAATACTGCGGCAAGTCCTCTTGCTTCGAGGCCAAATCCACGCTTCACGCCAACGTCGCAGCTGGCAAAGTCAGCGCCGATCACGGCATCCCGCTTGCCGACAGCGCCGACTATAAGCCCCTGATCGGCGGCAAGTCTCGCAGCGCCATCGACGAGACCCTGCTCAAAGCCGCCCTCAAAAAGAAGCATCCCGCCGTGCGCGTGCTGCCCGTCCCCGCGCACACCGAAGACGATCAGAATGCTCGCTACTGGCGCAACCGCATCCTCGGCAGCGGCGAAGTCGATCTGGTCCTGCGTTCCGATGTCACCCTGAAACAACTCTACACCGATCTCAAAGTCAAGCCGCCCGCTGCGCCAGAAACACCCACCGCCCCCAAGTCGGATAAACTTGACGCCGTTGAAAACGAACGCTTGCAAGCCGAATACGAACGGATTATTAACGGCACCAATCAAACCATCGCCGCCATCCTACCCCACTTCCGATCGTGCCTGCAAAGCATCCCGCCCGTCCTGATCGAAATCTATGACGAACTTTCCTATGATGTACAAGAATGGATGGAGGACAATGCCTGGGGGAAACTAGAATCTGATGTTGAAAAGAAGAAGGCCACGCAGGCTCAATTAGTCGATGCCATCATTGGCCAATGCCTGTGGCGACGCGCTCACGATAAGACGCCCTCGTGGTACAAGCAATTCGATCCCAAGCAATTCGCCGCCGTCCGTGACGCCATCGCCGACTTCGCCCACCAGTGCAAAGTCAAACTCCCCGCCGGTTGGGACGCGCGTCTCGCTCCCTCCCCTGCGCCAGCGGGGGAGGGCCGGGGTGGGGGTAAATCCAAGCCCGCCAAGAAAGGCACTAAGAAATGACCGGACAACTTGCCACCATCCTGTCCAAACTCATCGCCCTGTCAGACCATGACGGCCAGCCGCACAGCAGCCAACTCGCGCGCGGCCTGGTCATCGTCGCCCACGTGCAGCCCAGCAAATTCACCGTCCGCGTGCAGCGTCGCGGCCAGCAGCCGTCTCTGCAAGAATGGCAGACCGTTTGCGCTAACCTGCCGGAATCGCACAAACCGCCCACGCCCGTCACCCCGGCGCTCTACTCAGAAAACAACCACACCATCCTCAGCGCGTCCTGGCAACTGCCCGCGCGCTTATTCTAAGGAGATCACCATGACCTCAGAACCCATCGCCGTCCTATACCCCACCGCCCCCGCCACCGTCACCGAAACCTTCCGCCTGTCAGACGACATCACCGGCCTCATCTGGCGTGACCGTCCCTCCGGCTGGTCGGGCTGCCTGCGTGGCCCGGCCGGTGACAGCAACTTCGTCGGACCCTTCAAATCCATCGTCGGCGCGCGCCTCGCCGTCCGATCGGAATACGTCGCCGCCCAATCCGCCACCCCCCGCGACACCGCCCACGTCAGCGGGCTGTAAAGGACTCACCATGCTCATCGACGATGAATGCCCGGAATGCGGCAGCGACAACACCCACGAAGAATTCACCGACGTTACGGCCGGCGTGCATCAAATGCACTGTGACGATTGCGAACTAGATTACACCATCCCGCTCGAGTAACTGCGCAGCATGTCCGCAGAAATACAACCGGCCCGATCGTCTCCCCCCCCTCTCCCCTTGGGAGAGGGTAGGGTGAGGGCGATCGGGCCGGTCTTTGTCTAATTGTCTACTGGTCTACTGGTCTACTAATTCACTCGCCTCACGTAATCTTCTTCCACCCACTGCTGGTCGTGTTGTACGACATATACAAATCAGGCACGTTGTAATCCATGTACACCTCGCCCGCCAGCCACGGCGTCAGCACACCCACCGGGCTGCCCGCCCCCTGCCGCATCCCAGCCTGCCCAAAAATGTAAAACGCCGCCCACTGCCCCAGCACATTCCGCAGGCCCAGACACATCCACGTCACCGCCCCGTCGCTCTCGGTCACGCCCGCCGTTGTGCCGCTCGGCTCCGTTGCGCCCGCCGTGCCGGTGGTCGTCGCCCGGTAAATATACCCGGCGCTATTCCCCACCACATCCTGCGCCGTGTAACTGTGTCCGGTCACCCACGCTTCCTTAATCGCATTCCCGCGCAGGTAGCAAATCCAGCCCACCGCTTTGCCGTTGCCCGCACTGGTGTTAAACACCACGTCGCCCACTTCGTACACCGTGCCGTCCGCGGGCTTGGTAGACCGGTACGTCACCCGGTTCACTTCATAGCGCGCCCGCCGGATAGTATCAGCCACCCCGGTCAGCACCCCATCGGCCACATTATCAGCGTCGATCGTCAAATTCAGCACGCGCAGCGAACTCTGCCCCACGTTAACGCCAATGCTGCCCGCCTTCACCTGGCCGTAAAAATTATTCCCAGAAATCCGGGCCTCCCGGCAGCCCCGCACATCCACGCACATCCCGTTAACCTTAACCACGTAAAAATAATTCCGGTCCAGCAGCACGCCCGTCGGATCGTTCGTATCCCCGATCTGCACGCCCACGTCGTGCCCCTCAAAATAGCATGAGCGCAGCACCGTCTCGCGCGCATTATCAATAATCACCCCCACGCCCGCGGTGCCCTCAAAGGTGCAGCCCAAAAACGACACCGGCGACCCATAGCGCACATACGCCCCGGTGCGTGCTCCCGAGTAGAACCGGGACCGAATGTGCACGATCTCATTGCTTTGTGCGTCGTGATAGAACGACGCATACCCTGCATCCGCCGGGCTGTTAAACAGGCAGTCCGTCGTCAGCAGATTATAGGTATTGATGCAATAGACCGTGTGGCGCTGTGCCCCGGTCACGTACAGCCGCTTCAACCGGCAATTAATCGCGCCATCCATGTGGATGCCGTTGGCCCCATTGGCATTGGCCGCCGTGGTTAAATACAAATTCTCAACCAGCAGACTCTGCGCCCGCATCTCAATGATCGCGCCGCTGCCGGTCTGATTGATGTACGCCATGCCCTCGCCAATCAGCCCCACAAAGCCCGTGCTCATCACGATCGGCTGCGTAATGCGATACTGCCCGCCGCGCAAGACCACCTTGCCAAACTGCGGACAGGCCGCAATGGCCGCTTGAATCGCCGCCGTATCATCCGTCACCCCGTCGCCCACGGCCCCGTAATCCCGCACATCGATCGCCACCTGCCGCTGCAAAAAGCCGCTGTGGGCCGTGTCGTCGGCATTGTGCCACTCGCTAAAGTCGCCCAGTTCGTTACCCAATCGGCCGATCGCTGGTGTTTGTCTTGGCATATTGTCCTCGCCTATCTTCCCCGGCCCACTCGTCGCGCCAGCGTCACATACGCCACCGCATCCGTCGCCAGGTCCGCCCCGTACAACGGCACGATCCGCGCGCTGGGCATCACCGTCTGAATGATCTGCTCGTTATAGATCGTCTCAATGCCCTTCTGCCCGCCCACGTGCCAGTAGTCCCCGTTCACCGGAATAATCGTCACATCCCCAAATCCATACAACACAAAGTCCAGCACCTGCCCGCCGGGGTTGCGTCCCCCCAGCACGTTCGTCTGGAACTGAATGTTCGCATCCGTCCAGCCCAACCGCTTCAGCGCGGTATAACACCGCCACTCCAGGTCACTGGCCCGCATCCCCTGAATCATAAACCGCCCGGCCGTCGGCGCGCGCTTCCGCGTAATCACCGCCCCGCCCCGGCTCACCGGCGACGCATCCGCCTGCCTCACCTTCGGATACTGCCACACCCCGCCGATCGGTTTCATGCGGCGTCCATACTTCTCCAACTTCCAACCTCCAACTTCTAACTTCTAAACAATCTTCAACTGCAAATTCCCGTTCAGCACCACGGACCAGTCCGCCCACTCCCCCGTCAACAAACTGAACGGATCGATATTGCATCTCACATTGTCCAGCAGACCGGCCAACTGCGGCACTGCGCAGCGCACCGTCAACGGCGTCGCGCTCAACTTCCACGCCTCCAGCGTCGCCAACAAACTGCCCGCCTTAACCCGGCTGTCGCCGCCGTCCATCATCATCACCCAGTCCGCAAACTCCAGATCGATCAGCACATCGTACAGCGCCTCATTAATCTGGTTCGCCCGCAACTCGTAACTCTTCAGCACCGTCGGCGTCACCGTGTCGCAGTTAAACACCAGCCTAAAGCGCACCTTGCTGCCGGTCACGCTGCCCGCCCCGATCGTCAACTGCTGAATCGTGCCGCTCGAGGTCACGCTGCCGCAACTGGTCCACGTCGTTTCATTCGCTTCGGTCTGATAGTACACCGGCATGTCGGTAAACAGCGCGCCCACATTCCGGGCCAGCACCCGCAGGTACTGAAAGAAGTGCGCCAACTCCGCTGTATCAAAATCAAACCACGCCGTGGTCAGCGCCGCGCGCGGCGCGTACCGCATGTTCGCATCGTTCAGCGGGCTGTGCGTATCGTCCGGCATCACCAGGTAAGCCAGGAAGTCACCGTACATCATCCACAACTTATTCGCCTTGCCCGGCACCGTCTGGTAGAAGATCGATCGAATGCGCGGCCCCGCCTCCATCGCCCGGAAAATCTCGTGCCAATCGCTGCCCGGCGAACTCGTCACCAGGATCGACGACTTGCCGCCCGGCCCCGCATCATACGCCGCGATCAAATACTGCACCACCGGCCGCAGCGCCGTAATCGCCCCCCGCCGCCCGATCGGCATGCCCTCCCCGCGGTTCGGCCCGATGTCATCCACCACCGTGCCATACAAGCGCTGCAAGCCGTCCATGAAAGAGAAGTACAAGTTCTTATTAAACGCCTGCGCCGCCACGCCGTTGCGCTCGTCGCGCGCCGTGTCCAGCGTAATGTCCACCTTCCCAAACACGCCGCTCGTGCTCAACTTCCACACGCTGTCATCTTTCATCGCGTGCACTGCGCCGTCGTAATACGTAATCGCCGTGATCCGGCTCTCCAGCCCGCCGCACTCGATCGCCGTGCCAAACGACAGGTCAGTCCCCCACGCCTGCTTGCTGGCCAGCGCCACCGTGCTCGTGTCGTTGTTCGCCTTGTACATCGCCAGCGCGCTCGTGCCGTAATCCGCCGCCGCCATCAAGTACGTCGCCTTATTCGTACTGTCCGCCGCAAACGCCCGCGTCCACACGCCCGCCGCGTCCGTCTCCTGCATCCGCTGCATGTTCTGCCCGTCGCCAAAGGCGAAGTACACAATGTTATTCAGCACCGCCACGCTGGTGCAGGACGCCGGAAACCCCGTGCTCCCGATCGCCGTCCACTTGTCGCTGCCCAAAATCACGTACACGCTGCCGCCCGCCCCGGCCGCGCAGGCCGTGGGCCAGGCCGTGCTCAGCGTCAGCGTGTCCGCCGTGTTGCTCGCAATCGTGCGGTACTCTCCGGCATTAATCCCGCTGTAAATGTAAAGCACGCAGTCCGCCCACTCATTCACCACCCACGTCTTCGTCGTGTCCTTCAGCGTGCCCGTGGTTTGTGCGCCCGTCGCCATTCCCCGGTCGCCATTAATCAGCAGCGGCGAAGCCGTTGCCGCCACCGCATTCCTGGGCACGGCATACAGCGCCCGCTGATACTCGAAGAAATGCACCGCCGCATACGTGCCCGCGCCGGTCGCGGCCGCAATGTGAAACAGCGTGCCCAGCGCTGCCGTCTGCCAGAACGCACCGTCGAAAATCTTGGCACTCGATCCCTGATCAATCATCACCGCCGTGCCGGCATCGATCACCACCCAGTACGTCGTCCCGGCCGTCACCGCCACATTCGGATCGAACACCACATACGACGGTTCGCCCGTCTCAACCGTCGCGCTCACCTGCGTCGCCGACCACAGCACCGCATTCGGCGACCCGCCCGAATCAGAATACAGGTACACCTTCGTGCTCACGCCGCCGCTGGGCACCGGTACAAATAAGCGGTGAATTGTAAATGATGCCGCCGGCACAAACGCCCGCGCCAGCGTAAACTCCGCCGTATACCACAACGCCCGGCCCACCGGCTTCAGCGTGGAGATCTGCGTGCTTGCCGTGCAGAAATTAAACAGTGGACCAGAGATCGCACTCTGATCCACCATCGTCCACAAATTCAAACTGTCCCCAAACTTCGTGGTATCCGTCGCCGCCCGATCGTTCCCCCGTCCCCCGTTCCACGTGTCCTGGCGCGCCGCCTTCCGTTCCACGCCCACCGTGCGCGGCAGCCGCCGGATCTGCGTATTGCTCGGTGTCCGCAGGCCAATCGTCGTCACGCCGTCGCTCAGCGTCAAGGGGTATTCGGGTTTATCGCCGGTTGCTCGTGCCATTCGTTTCTCCGCGCTACTGCGCGCCCCCTCCCCTGTCGCTGCTTCATCGCGGACGGGGGAGGGTAGGGGTGGGGGTCTGGGGTTCTCTAACTCTCCGGCCAGCTCTGCATCACAAACCGCACCTGCTCATCCCGCATCGTGCGCAACTTATTCTTCGCCGTCGCCGCCCGCTGCATCAGATCATTGATGAACGTCGTCAGCGTCTTCTCTTGCGCGCCCGGCTGGAACAATCGCCACCGCGCGCACTTCACCGCCGTCTCCAGCGCCAGCCAACTCACGCTAAACTCGTCGCTAATCGTGCTGCTGTCCACCGTCACCGGCGTCACGGCCGCCAGATACTGATACCGGATCGCGCCCACGGTCAACTGCGAATTAAACCGCAGCACGCCCTGCGCCTGCCGCCACGTGTAGATCGGTTGCCAGTTGTACGGCGCGCTTGCCTGGCCGCCCCACACCTTCAGCACCCGCACCGTATCGGCCAGCGTCAACTCCTGCCCGTCGGTCAACGTGCTCACTAAAATATTCGACGAGTCCGCCACGTGATCATTAATCTCGGCCAGCACTTCATTCAACTTGCCCAGCAGCAGCGCGCGCGGATACCGATCGGTCATCACCCCGAACGCGGCCCCGCTGTTCGTATCGCCCGCCACCAGGCCGCACGCCTCAAACGTCAGCGTATGCGTGCCCGCCGCAAAATCAGTCACCACGGCGCTCGCGGCCTTGCCCTTGTGGAAGATCGTGCCGTTGTTAAAGTCGTCATCGGCATAGCCCGCCGCCGCCAGGTGCGTATCAATCAGCGTCGTCGTCGTGCCGTTGCTGGTCGCCGTCCCCTCAATCAGCGCCTCCAGATACCGCGCCGCCTGCACCATCACCGCAAACGCTGTCGTCATTTATCCCCTCCACTGTCAACGACGGGGGAGGGGTCGGGGGTGGGGGTTGGGGCTTCTTCCGGCGCAAACGCCAGCGGCCACACATACAAATGCGGCGACACAATCGCCGTGTTGCACGCCATCGGCACGCCCGCGCTGCGCAGCGCCGCGCAGAAGTACGTGTCCTCGCCCGGCATCGTGTCGTTGAAATCCTGATAAAAGTAGCGGAACCAGGGGAAGTGGCAGCCGTCCGCCTCAATCCGATCGAACACCCAGCGCGGAATGCAGATCGCGCCCGTCCCGATCGCCGTCAACCCCGTCACCAACTCGCCCGGCGTGTACTGCGTCACCGCCTCCGCCCCGCCCTTAAACATCACCGGCTTCGGCGCGCCGTCGGTCGGCGGCTCTTTCGTCCGCATCCAGTACAGCCCGCCCACCACGCCCTCAAAGTCCGTCGCCGCCAGCCGTTCCACCACGTCCACCGGATGCTGCTGATCACAATCCAGCATAATTAACTTATCGTCCGGCTTCACGCTCAGCTTCAGAAACATCTCGCCGATCAGGCTGCGCGCCTTGTCCGTGGACATGTACGGCGTCTCGATGCGCACATACCCCTTTAGCGCATTGTGCCCGGCAATGCTCAGCAGCGCATTCACGCTCTGCTCCATCACCTGCCGTTCCATCAGCGCCGCCCAGTAAATCACTTGCCCGCCTTCTTGCCGCTCTCTTTTGTCGCGGCTGATGGTTGGGCCTCTGCCATCTGCACGCGCTCACCGTTTGCCGTCGTGTCGTCCGAGGTCTGCGGTCCGGTTTTCCACGGCATCTCCGGCACCGTAAACACCCGCGCCCCGGCCGCATCCGTCACCGTGTAGCCCGCTTCCTGCGCCATCAGCCCGGCCACCTCTTGCGGCGTCCGGCCCAGCGCCGCCGGCACCGTGTCCTCATTCACGCGCGCCACACCGCGATCGAAGCGCACACCCAGCGTCTTGCCGCTGTATTCCGCGTTCGGAGTCTCAACCGTAAAATCAGCCATGCCATAATCCTTTCAAATATTCCCCTCTCCCTGCAAGGGAGAGGGGTTAGGGGTGAGGGTTGAATCGGGGTTGACTACTACGCCACCATATCCCGCTGGCCACCGGTCACGACGCCCGCCGTGATCGTGAAGCCGGGGTTGGTCCCGCCCACATCGAAGTACAACTTCAGGTACTTCAACTTGCTCACCACGCGGAAGAAGTACCGCCCCGTGGTCGTAATGCTGCCCGCGTACTGCCCGGCCACCGGGTCAGTCGTCGCCCAGCCGCTGTCGGCCGCGCGCTCATAAGCCTTAATGGCCAGCGTGCCGGTCGTGTTATCCTTCGCCGTGATCGCCACTTCCACCAGCAAACCTTCTGCCGGCGTCTTGTTCACCGCGATCGCGCTCGTGCTCCACGCATCGGCCGTCACCGCCACCGCGCTTTCAAACACCTGACTCGAATCAAACATGTTCTTGCTCCTATCCATCTAGGGGTAAGGTCCACCTCCCTCCCCTGCGCCTTCGCGCGGGGGAGGGTCAGGGGTGGGGGCCGTACCACTTACACAAACTTCACGCCGGTCACGCGCGCGATGCTGAAGTTGTTGCTCACATTCTTCAGGCCGCACGCCCAGTCGATGCGCCGCAGATAGCCCGGCGTGCTCGACAACTCGCCGCCGCCCAGCGGGTCATACACTTCCGGCCCGGTCCCGTTCAACTGCAAACCGTTCAGGCCCGTCTCCGCGCCCATCTTGCACACGAAGAAACTCGTGCTGCCGCTGTCGGTGCCTTCCGTCAACGGGATGATTTCCGTGGACAGGTCCGTCTTCAGGCCCACGTCGACCAACTTCGGCTTGCTGCCGCCCAGGTCCAACGTGTCCCACACCCGGCCATACGCATCGGCGCCCGAATTTAGCAAGCCGCTGCGGCGCAGCGCCTGCCCCACGCCGATGTGGCCGGTTTCATTGCAGAAGATCACGTCGGCCCCGCCGATATACGCGCTGGCTTTGTGCAACGCGTCCAGGAACTTCTGCACGTTCGTGCTGCTGGCCAGCACGTCCAGCGTTGCGCCGCCGCTTTCCAGGCTGATGGTGTAGCGGCTGGCCATGTTGCCCACCCGCTTGTACAGCCCTTCCATGCCGTCGGGGTCCACGCCGTGATCGCCCTTCATAAAGTCATAGTTGAACGTCCGGCTCACGCTTTCGGTCAGCATGTCCACCTGGATGTCCAACTCCGGCTTGAAGAGCGCCTTGCTCTTCGTCAAAATGCGGTCGATCTGAATCTCGCCGCCGTAGATGAAGAGCGTTTCAACCACTTCTTCCTTCGTGCCAAACGCCGGGGTATAAGCGCCGTTCAACTTGCGCTTGCCGCTCGTCGGCAAACCCTGCCAGCGCGCGCCCTTGTCGCTCAGCGTGTCGATGTTGCGAAACGGCAGAACCTGCAGCACCATGCTCTTGCGGATCAGATCGTCGATGATCGCCGCCGGCATGCCGGGCTTCATGTTCTTCATGTATTCCGATAACGGTACTGCGGCCATCTGGCCCTCCTAAGTCATTGCGAGGCGCATCGCGCCGTGGCAATCTCTTATTTTGCAAACATGCGATCGATCTCGGCTTCCAGCAGATCGCTCTTGCTCTTGCCGCTCGCTCGCTCCTGTGCGCGGCCGCCCGCCGGTGCCAGACCGGGCGCGCGTGCGGGTGAACGGCGTTGCTCGGTCGCGCCCTGCTTCAGCCGCGCCTGCCGCGTCCGCCCCGCGTGGATGATCGACTCGATGAAATCCTCGGCCGTCCCGCTCACGTCAATCAATGCCGCCTCGGGATCTTCGCCGCTGATTCCATACTTCGCATACAAGCGCTGCGCCGTCGCATTCACTTGATCGTCGGTCGGCCCCGCTTCCGCTTTTCGATCGGGCTTCTGGGTTTCCGTCTCGGCTTCGGCGTCATCGTCTTTCAATGCGCCCTGCAAATCAGCCAGTGCCTCCGGTGTCAGTTTGTGTTTCTCCTGCACCGCCTTCACCTGATCCGCTCGTGTCAGCCGCTTCAGCAACCCGGCCTCGCGCTTGTCCATCTGTGACTGAATGCGCCGTGCTTGCTCATCCAGCAACTTCTGAACCTGCGCCAATGTCAGCGTCTCAGGCTGTCCTGCCGGGGGTGTCGCAACCTCCTCGGTCGTCGACTCGTCCAGAACATCCTGATCCTCTGTCACGTCATCAGCCATCCCGTAACCTCCGCAATTTGTAGGGGCGGGTCTTGTGCCCGCCCGTAACCCAAACGACAAACGCGCCGACTGGTCCCCAGACCAATCGGCGCGCCGTTCACGCTAACGCCACAACTATCTCACTACTCCACTACATCACTATTATAATACATCCGTCAACCGTCTCAACATCGCCACGCCCCGCGCATCCTGCCCCCACCACGGATGCTCCACTCGCTCATAGTCCGGCCGGTCCGCCATCGCGCTCAGCACCGCCACCGCCACGCTCGCCATCTGCTTCGCATCATCGATCAGTATCCACCGCGCGCCCAGTCGCATCGCGTGCGTGATGTCACTGTGCGCCGTCTTTGAATCGTGCCCACCGTCAATCCACGCCAGATCGATCGGCTCGTCAAAGTCCTTCAGCGTTTCCTTCGTATCGCCCAAAATAAACCGCACCCGGATCACATCCTGCTCAAGATTCAACAGACTCACCGCCGCGGCCGCCCGCTCGTCACAATCAAACGTGTACAGCGTGCGCCGCCGATCAAACACCTGCGCCAGCAGCAGCCCAAAGAACCCCTTATTCGTGCCCGTCTCCAGCACCGTCCGGGCGGCCACGTGCCCCACCGCCCACAAGATCGCCGCCACCTGCGCCGCCATCGTCGGCTCATCACCGCGCTCAAACAAATTCCCCTCCGGCGAATCAAACGCCTTCGCCAGGGCGCGATACACCACCGTGTCACGCACGTACTGTACCAACTCGCGCGCCGTCTTCAGCCGCATCTCTCGCTCGTCATGGTTCATTTGCTCATTGTCCATTGGTCATGGCCAGCGCCGCCATCACATCCGCCGGCAGCGTGCGTCCCAGCAGCGCCTGCGCCTGCATCAACCGCTGCGCCGATGTCATCCCCGCCAAACTCAGCGACGGGGGCGGGGTCAGGGTCGGCGTCTCCTCATCCATCATCAAACTCTGCTCGTCCAAAAAGCCCTGCACGTTGGGATAGGTCTTCAAGAAATCCTTGCGCCAATCCAGATACGCCTTATACTCGGGATGCTGATCGATGAACGTGTCGCGCTTGCGGATGCTGCTGTACTTCGGTTGCCCGCGTTTCGCCCCGCTCTTATACACGCCCACCTGCACCGTCACCGCGTCGTCATAGGGAATCTCGTAATACTGCGTCTGCAACTTGCGCACCGTCGGCCAGTCAAACAAATCCTCCCGCTGGTTATAGTACACCTCCACCTGCTGCGCCGTCGCCGGGTCACTCCACGCAATCGGCACGGGCTTGGTATCCGGCCGCCCCGGAATCATCTGGCCCATCGTCCGCGCCCAGCGCGTCAGCGTCTCGATCGGAATGTCCTCGATCGAGCGCGTCTCTTTGTTCAGAAACGCCTGCTGAAACTCCGGCCCAAAGCCCTGCTGCACATCCTGCTGATACGCGCGCGGCATATCCTGCCACCGCTCCCAGATCTTCGACGTTGTAAACTGCCGCAGTCTTTCCTCTGGATTCTTATACAACGCCAGGCGCGCCTCATATTCAGGATGCTGATCGAAGAACACGTTCAGCGCGTCCGTGTTGCCGTTGTTCTTCGCCTCGCGCGCCGCCTTGTACAACTGTTGCAGCACCCGCAGATTCTGCTCGCCTTCAGGATACACCGCCACCGAGGTGCCAAACGTGCTAGACCCGATCGTGCTGAACTCGCTGGTCTGCGCTTCCCGATGTTCCGCCAGCGAATAGGCCGCGCCCGATCGGCTGATCATCGCCTCGCGGGCCTGGTCCGCCGTAATCACACCTTCCGCCGCCAGGTTCGCCAGTTCCGTATCCACGCGGTACTGTGTCCAGTCGTCCAGAATGGGCAGGTCCATCGCCCGCCGCACGCTCTTATCCAGATTGCCCACGGCCGCATCCGCGCCCAGCATCGTGCCCACCGCCTTCGCAAAGCGTGTAATGGGCAGCTGCGTAATCTCGCCCTCTTTCCCGCGCAATCGATTCATCGCGTACTGCAAGGGCAGGCTGGGCGGCATCACCGCCATCGCCGTGTCGATCGCGTCACTGCCCAGTGATGGATCCTTTGCCACCGCATCATCTGCCGCGCGTTGCCACAGTTCACCCGCGCGCTGTGTCTTGGCGGTCGCCGCTTCATCGGCCGTGATCTGTCCATCGTCCACCCACTGATCCAGCGTGCTCGTCACGCGATAACTCAAGCGTTGCTCCCGCTGCTGCTCCTGGTCCCACGGCGCCGCCCAGTTCTGCAGCGGCAAGCCCACCTTCATCGGGTCCACAAAGATCCCGCCGCCCGCCCACTCCGGCAGGAACGGCACGGGTACTCGCATCTGCCCGGCCAGCCGTGACGGGAACCCCGCCTTCGTCACCTGCGTATTGAAGAACTTGCTCAACCGGTAATAGTTCGCCGCCACCTGTGGCCGATCGATCGAATGCAGCGCCCACTTCACCATCGATTGTGTTGTGAAGAACTCATACGGCGACACCATGCCCAGGTACGTGTTGTACTTGTACCGCCGCGAATAGTTCAACAACGCAGCGTCCCGCTTATACTCACCCCACTTCGTCGCCTGCAACTTCGTGCTCGCCAGTTTGCCATTCACCTGGTCAACCCACGCCTGCACCCCGGCCTGCAACTCCGGCGGCAAATCACCTACACTCCCTCGCCCTGTGGGTGCGGGCACTACTCCCTCACCTGTAAGCGCAGCGCGACGGGGGAGGGCTGGGGTGGGGGTTTGCATACCCTGCTCCACACTCTGCTGCAACTGATTCAGAATCGGCCGCAGCGTATTCGCGTAACTCTCATCGAGCGCCTGCGCGATCGGCATCGGCCGCGCGCCCATGTCCGCCAGCACACCCGGCGGCAGTGGCGCGTTCCCCGCCGCGATGATCGGCAGCGTCAACTGCTCGCCGTTCCGCTCGATCGTAATCGTCGTATCGTCGATACCCTTCACTGTCACCGGTCCATGTGGCGTCTCCACCACCACCTCGCCCGGCCCACTCTGATAATACGTGGTAGGGGCAGTCCCTTGTGGCTGCCCGGTCTGGGGTGAGGGTTCAATCTGTGAAGCCATAGATGCCCACGCCCGCTCCATCTCCGGCGTCACCTCCAACCCCAACAGCGCCCGCGCCTCCGGGTCCGCTGGAATCCGCGCGCCCACCACCTCAAACCCGTTGGCCAACTCCTTCAGCCCCAACTCCTTCAACCGCTCCACCGTCAGCCCCGTATCCGTCCCGTGGTCGCGGATGATCTTATCCAGTGCATTCACCACCTGCTGCTTGTTGCTGCCGTAGCGCGCGGACATCGCCTTATACCAATCGGGATACGTGCTCGCCTGCGACGTAATCACCCCGCCGCCGTTCTCCTGATCGAAGATCCGCTGGCCCGGCGTCCCCGCATTCAAATCACTCATCGCCTGGCGCGCCCAATCCTCCATCGCCTGTGGCAACTGCCCCGG